AAAGTTATGTAGGTGGAGAAACCTACAAGAGATCAGGGCATCTCGTAAGATATCAATACGAAATGCCTAATGAATATGATGAGCGTGTAGCAAATACGCCATTAGATAATCATTGTAAAGGTGTTCTCGATGTCTACAACAGTTTCCTGTTTAGGAACGAACCTGTCAGAGAGTGGGGACAACTAGAATCAGATCCAGGCTTAGAACCTTTCCTAAAAGATGCAGACATGGAAGGCAGATCATTTAATGCCTTTATGAAAGATGTGAGTACATATTCCGCTATCTTTGGACATACTTGGGTTATTGTAAGTAAACCACAAACAAACTCAGGTACTCGTGCGGCAGAATTAGAACAAGGTGTGCGTCCCTATGTTAGCATGGTAAGTCCTTTGAATGTATTAGACTGGCATCACACAAGACAGGCTAACGGTTATTATGCTCTAACCTACATCAAGTACATAGAAGATGAAAGTAAAACTGAGATTGTTATTAAAGAATGGAATCAGGAAGAAATCATCACCACAGTACTTGACAGAGAACGGAAAGAACCTGTCAGTCAGGAAACAGAACAAAACCAATTAGGTATTGTGCCAGCAGTTATTGTCTATAGTGCTCGTAGTGATCACCGAGGTATAGGTGTGTCAGCAATTAATGATATTGCAGACATACAAAAAGGCATCTACAATGAATTCTCGGAAATTGAACAGCTAATTCGCCTATCTAACCATCCTGCTCTAGTTAAAACTGCAGATGTAGAAGCCGTTGCAGGTGCAGGCGCTGTTATTCAGATGCCTGACACAATGGATCCAGGATTAAAACCCTACTTGTTGCAACCCAGCGGCAGTAACTTAGGTGAAATATACAATAGTATTAGGCAAAAGGTCGAAGCAATCGATCGCATTGCACACTTAGGAGCAATAAGAGCAACACAGGCAAGAACAGCGTCAGGTGTTGCACAAGAGGTAGAGTTCCAACAATTAAATGCTCGCTTATCTGAGATTGCAGATAACTTAGAGGTAGGTGAGGAACAAATCTGGCGTATATGGGCATTGTACCAGAGCAAGAGCTGGGACGGTGAGATTGATTATCCCGAATCATTTAATGTTAGAGATACAGCCAATGATTTTGCACTTTTAAAAGTAGCAAAAGAAACAGCAACAGACCCAAGAGTCTTAAAACTGATTGATCATGAATTAGTCGAACTTCTCGAAGAGGATCCATTATTAATTCTCGGCGAGGAAGAGTATGCGTATGTGGAATATGAGTCCCATATGATGACTAATCCAGAAACCGGTGAATCCATAATGGTCTCTTCGGAAGACCAACACAATCAGTTAGTGGCTCAGGGCTGGACTAATGGCTAAGATTAAACTAGAAAAGGGTCCCTGGGAAACTAGAGCAAAGTACAAGAAGACCGCCCAAGGGAGCAACAGAAGTACAAGACGCAAAGGCAATAAGGGAAGTTCCTACAAGCCTTATAGAGGACAGGGGAAATAATATGGGTAAGTATTACGGATCAGAATGTAAATCAGGTGATTGTGGTGGACACAAAGCAGGCTATCGGTATGTAAAATCAGGTGGTAGATTAAAGACATCTACCAGTCCTAGTTTTAATGAGGGTATGCGTATTGCACAGCGTCACATGAAGAATCAGGGTACTTCTGTAAGACTTAGGAACCCAAAGTAATGGCTATCCAATCACAACAAATTGAAAAGAAAAGTCTAGAAGCACATGTAGATTTATGTGCGGAAAGATATAAGGAGCTTAACACTACTATTACGAAGATGAACGAGAGAATAGATAGTTTAGAAAATCATATTTTAGATTTAAAAGACGAAATAAACAAGATTACTCGTAGTGTTAACAACAGAATAATAACTATTTCAGGAGCAACTGTTGGTGTATTGGCAACTGCCGTTATCGCACTCACTGTGAAACTGATTAACTAAGGAACGATTATGGGAATACAATTAATACAAACAACACCAAGATCAGATATAGGTTGGGGTGTAGCACTAGATGAATTTGATGACTGTTCAGCAATAGATAAATTTGGATATAATTCAGATATTAGTACAACATATGAAACTGTCTGGGACGGTGGTGGAGCGTATGCTTATCCTGGTAGTGCTCTTGCAATGACAGCAACATCAGCAAGTGGAGCAACAGATAATGGTGTGACTATTCTTATTGAAGGATTAGACACAAACTATAATGTGTTAACAGAAACTGTTACTCTAGCAGGCTCAGGTACTGCTACTACATCAGGTGAGTTTTTAAGAGTGTATAGAGCTTATGTTACAGGCGCAACAGCACCAGCAGGTAATATTACTATTGCAAATGGTGGCACAACCTACGCACAGATTACTACGCCTTATAACCAAACACTAATGGCAGTCTATACCATACCAAGACGGAAAAAAGGCTGGTTAGTTGCTGTCAAGATCAGTACTGAAAAACAAAAAGAAATTCAAGGTAGAATAATAACGAGGCAACCAGGTGGTGTGTTCTTAACTAAAGGTATTATTGGTACTTTTGGTGTACCCTTCCAGCGTAAATGGGTAGTACCACTAGCAATACCTGAAAAAACAGATATTGAAATCCAAGCCTATGCAGGTGCAAACACCAGTATTGCCGCAGGCTTTGAAATTATTTTACAGGATGCATAACAATGCCAGTAATGAAGACAAAGGGAGGATATAGATTTGGTACTTCAGGAAAAGTTTATCCAAGTCGTAAGAAAGCTGAAGAGCAAGCTCGGGCTATCTACGCCGCAGGATACAAAAGTAAAAAAACTAAAAAGCGTTAAGGAGAAATAATATGTGGCACTATAAACCAAAAACAAAGAAACCAGTAAAACCTCGTCGAGGCCGATAAATGACAAAAGAAGAATTATTAAAGAAGCGAAAAGAAGGAATAGGTAGTACTACACCTAAGGTTCCTGTTTATAATAAGGTTGTAAAACCCCACCATAAACCTTTAGATACCAAGTAGACTACTAAATACAAACATTACTCATACAAAGGAGGCAGAGTTACAATGGACTCATCTGAAACATTGGCAGGAAACGAACAGGCAACTGACGCCGAGTTAGACTATGCAACTAACGAAGTTCAGGACAGCAAGACTTATTCACAACAAGACTTAGACAATGCTTTGGCAAAACTAAAGCACAGTTTAAATCGCAAATTCTCAAAGCAAATTGAAGAGTTGGGTGACTTAAATGAGCTCAAACAACTCAAGACTGATGCAGAGACACGCAGGGTTGAAGAAGCCAAGAAGCGTGGAGAATATGATAACTTGATGAAGGAGCTTGCAAATAAAAAAGATGCTGAAATCGCCAAGCGTGATGCAGTTATAAGAGAATATAAGATTGATATGCCTCTAGTTGAAGCGGCGGCCAAGTACCGTGCAGTAGCACCGGAACAAGTAAGGACGCTGTTAAAAAACCAGTTGAATCTCAGTCCAAATGGTGAAGTTGAAATATTAGACAGTACAGGTACTGTCAAATATAATGACAAGGGTGAAATGATGTCAGTAGATGAACTTGTAAAAGGTTTTCTAGACACTAATCCACACTTTGTGTCAGCAACACCAGCTACTACTGCCACTAAGAGCAGTAGAAGCCCTTTATCTGATCAGACGCTTGATATCAGCAAATTGGATATGAAAAATCCAGAACATCGTAAACAGTATGCGGAACACCGCAATGCTGTAAGAAAAGCTAGATAACAAGGAGAAATTTAATGGCTTATGACGCAAATAATAGTAATGCATATAATGCTGGGTCTAACGCAGGTGGTATGGGCAATGATGTCTATACAAACCTATTAGCAGACGCACAGTTTGCCGCTTACGAAACAAGTCTCGCAAGACAAATCGTAACCACATATGATGTTGGTTACAACACAGGTAAGGTAATTCAGGTTCCTGTATACTCTGCAGTAACAGCACAAACACTTACAGAAGGCACAAACGCAACTGCAAGTACTTCTAACGCACAAGCAGTTAACATTACATTAGGTGAAATCGGTACATACTTCCAGGTTACTGATTTACTTCGTGATGCCTCTGAGCGTGATGTTCTAGCTGACTTAGGTTACTCAGCAGGTCGTGCAATTGGTGAGAAGATGGATTCAGATGTATTCGCACTTTTCAACAGTTTCACACAATCAGTTGGTGTTGAAGACAGTGCCCTCACACTTAACCAGGTTTTAGAAGCAGTTGCAACACTTCGTGCCGCTAAGGTATCTGGACCATTATATGGTGTTTTAGGTCCACGCCAAGCGTTACAAATTAAGAAAGAAATGACTACAAATCTTAACAACCCAGTCGCATATCACGACAAAGGTACTGACATTATTTTGAATAATGCATTAGGTTACTTTGCTGGTGTAACATGGTATGAGTCAAGCCTCGTAAAGAGCGACTTAGACACTGACACTGACACAGAGCTTAACATGGTTGGTGCTGTTTTTGCTCCATCTGCAATCGGTCACGCAATGCGTGGTGGTATTAAAATGGAAACACAAAGACAGGCTTCACACAGATCAACAGAGATCATGATGACAGCAACAGTAGGACAATCTATCTTACAAAACACACACGGTGTTAAGATCATTGGTTCTGCATCAGACTAATCATTAGTCTTACATTGAGCAAGTAGTTGCCTAACTATTTGCCATAATCAGGGAAACGGGGGCTTAGGTCCCCGTTTTTCTTTAATAGCATAGAACTAGTTGATAAACCAACTAAATACTTGAAGCAAGAAGGACTTGCACTCTTACAATTTGTGAAGGACACAATATTATGGCTTATGCTACAGAAGCAGATCTCTTGGAGATCGAACCTACCATATTAGACTACGGTGTACTTGAATTCGACGCCGAATTAGCAAAATCAGAAACAGAAGTTAACAGAATACTATCAGTTCGTTGGTGGCCTGTCTATGCAAAAGACAGACGATATGACATCGTTAGAAGAGCCGGCGAACTATTAATGGATGCTACATTGTTAGATCCAACTCAATGGACACAGGCAACAGTTTATCACGCATTAGCATATCATATTTGTCCTAAATTATCAACATTTGATCCCGCAAGAGATGTATTCCGAGAAAAGATGGAGTACTATGCACGAAGATTTGAAACAGAAATGGATTTGTGTATGAGAGAGGGTGTAAGATATGATGATAATGACGATGGTACATATCAAGATATTGAAAAACTACCTGATGTTACATTGAGGTTGAGAAGATGAGTATTCGTGAAGACCTCGCCAAAGACATAGTTACTACATTAAAAGAAATAGAAGATCCCAAACCAGTATTGGTTACTAGGGAACCTTTTGATGTAGAGAAATTAGCAATCACACAATTTCCTGCTATCTTAGTACAAACAGGTGACGAAATAAAAGAAACCACTTCTATGGGAGCACCAAGTAGTGGGCGACGCATCAGTACAATAAACTATCAGTTGCGTTGTTTTGTAAGAGGCAATGAATTAGATACTAAAAGAAACGATCTAATTGAGAGCATTGAGGAAATACTTGATACAGACAGGTATAGAGGTAAAAATGCTAAGGTAGTGGTTAATAGCCAGATAACACAAATAGAAGTTATTGAAAGACTGCAACCACTTGCAGAATTTAACATGACATTTGAAGTCATATATCAACATGTAAGAGGAGCGAATTAATGAAAGAAAAGATTACGGTCCATAAAGGATCTATTACAGAACTTATCAACCCAGATAAGTTACATAAGTTTCTAAATGCTGGATGGTCAACAATAGCCAGTAAAAAGAAGAAAGTGGATGTCGTCGATGTCCAACCTACGGTAAGTGCCACTGCTACCGTTGAAAAATCAGTGGTAGAAGTCAATACAGATAAAGGAGAAGAGTAATGGCTGTATATACAGGAGTTGACGGCGCCATTGAAGTTAATGGAGTGTCTGTCGCAGAAGTAAGAAGCATTAGTTTAGAAATGTCAAGTGATACCATCGAGACTACGGTCATGGGGGATAGTTCCAGAACCTATTTAAAAGGTATGAGTTCTTTCTCAGGCACTGCAGATATCTATTTTGTAGATAGCGAATGGGCAGGTAGTGATGTGACATTTAACCCAACAAGTGCAAGTGGTTCAGTAGGTGATGCACCAGTAACACTAAAGTTCTGGATTTATGATGATCCATCTGCTACTACAGATGTTGGATTTACTGGTAATATTATTATTACTGGTCATACAATTAATGCAAGCATGGACGGAATGACGGAAGCATCGATTTCATTCCAAGGTTCTGGTGGTGCAACATTCAGTAATACTGGAACATTATAATCGTATGATTAAAATTACCTTTAAAGGTATAAAGCAAAGCATCAAGAGCCTAGAAGGAAGCGTTAAGAAAGAATTCTGGGCACTTGGTGATTTTGCTGATAAATCTGTAAGGAAATACACAGCAGTAGACACGGGGTATGCGAGGGCAAGTTGGAATCTAGACAAATACGATAATGGTTTTACATTATCTAATAATGCACCATATATTGGAAGACTAGATGAAGGCTGGAGTAAACAACACCCCAGAGGCTTTACGGAGCCAACCTTAAACGCAATCAAAAGGAGAAAAAGAAAATGAGCACCAAAGTAATAGAAAAAGCAACAGCACACTTTAGAACAAGAATAAGTGGAGAAATGAAATCTATCTTCGTACCTGAATGGGATACAAAGATTTGGTTTAAAGAATCAACAACATTAAAAGAAGAAGCAAAATTAGTTGAACTTGCACAGGCAGGTAAAACTGTAGAAGCATTAGTAGAAACACTTATTACCAAGGCAAGAAATGAGGATGGTACTAGGATGTTTAACCATGCTGACAAGGTTACTTTTATGAATGAAGTTGATCCCACAGTTGTTATTAGAGTTTGTTCAGATATGAATGCAGTGAACGCAGAATCCAATACTTTGGAGGCGGCTGAAAAAAACTAAAGGAGGATCCCGACCTAAAGTTTTGTTATAGACTAGCAAAAGATTTAGGTATGAGGGTCCAGGATATTTTAGAAATGACTACTGCAGAATTTACTGGGTGGGTGGCTTTTTATAGATGGGAAGCAAACGAACATAAGAAAGCAATGCAAAAAGCCAAGACAAGGAGCAGATAATGGCAGACGCAACAATTAAGATAGATGCCGATACCCGTGGCGTATTTCAACAAATTAATAAAATTGAAAGAGCCATGGGTAAGTTGCAGACTAAGGCTGCAACAGCAAATGCCGCATTAGGTAGAATAAGTGGGACTGCTGGAAGAGTCGCCAAAGTAATGGCGGCCGCTTCAGTTGCAGTTGGTGCATTTGCCGCAGGCGCAGTTGTTCGAAATGTTATTAGTGTAACGCAGGAGATGGAGCGTTTTAGAGGGCAGTTAACTACCTACCTTGGCGATCAGAAATTAGCAAACTATGAATTAGATAGATTAGGCAAACTTGCAAATACTTTACCACAAGACCTGGGTGAATTGACAAATGCATTCACTATATTTACCAGGATGGGTATTGACACCAGTAACGAATCACTAAAAGCATTTTCCAATATAGCATCTGCCAATAGCAAGAGCATGACGCAACTTGCTGAAGCAGTTGCTGATGGTATGACAGGTGAATTTGAAAGATTTAAAGAGTTCGGTGTTAAAGTTACAAATGAAAGCGGTAAGTTAGTTGCAAGATTAGGTGAAGATATTGTCGCTGTTGGTGATACTGGAGCAGAAGTTACCAAGGCACTTGTGGCGCTTGGTCAGGAGGGAGGCAAATTTGCAGGTGCGGCAGAAGCACAGGCAGCCACACTGGGAACTGCTCTCAGTAACCTAAGAGGTGCCGCCTATCAGGCTGCAGACGCCATTGGTCGTGCTGGTTTTGCACAAGCATTGACTGATACTGTAAACCAGGTTAGTGAAATGATAAACACTAATCCTCAGTTAATTGATCAGATATCTCAAGGTTTAACAACAGCATTCTTATTATTAAAGTCGGCAATTACCTTTGTTATAGAAAACATTGATATTTTAGCCTATGCATTTATTGCGTTCTTTGCGATAGGTGTTGCAGCCAAAGTACTGAGCATTGCTACAATTATGGGCGGAGCATTATTTAAAGGTATAATGTTGGCTGCCAAGGCAGTTGCTTTCCTAACAATGGTTGCAAAACGCAATCCAATTATCTTTGCCGCTAGTGTAGCCATTGCAGGTATTACTGCAATGACAGATGCATTTGGTTGGTTTAAAGACAAAGCAGAAGAAGTTGGAGATGCATTAGGTGGTGTTACAGATGAACAGAGTGCATTAGGTCAAGAACAGAGTGTGTTTAACAAACTACTTGCAGAAGGTAGTAAGATTGTTGACACCTTATCCAATGCTGTTCCTAATCTTAAAAAAGCATATGAAGAGGCTAGAGCTGAAGCCCAAAGATATGTGGAAGAGGCTAGGAAGAAAAATGTAACAATGTCTGACGAAGAAGCTCAGACCATGAAGTTAGCCAAAGAGCAAGAACTTCAGGCAAAAGCTCTAGAAAGATATAACCAAGAACAAGAAAATTATCGCAAAACAGCGTTAGCAGGTTTAGAGCAAGAGCTTGCACTACAACAAAAACGCCTGGATATGTATGGTCAGTCAGAATCTGCTATCACTGCTGAAATAGCGGCATTGGAAGCAGTAGCAAATGCTAAAAAGGCAAACAATGCAGTATCAGATGACACACTGGCATCAATATACAAAGAAACAAAGGCAAGAACAGAACAATTAGAAGCAATCAAGGCTGAGATAGAATTAAAAGATGCATTAGCAGAAGTAAACAGAAAAGCCACTGATGTAGAAGCAGTAAGAGCAGGATCAAGTGCATTTAAGAGAATGAATCCTGCTAAAGAAATGAAAGATACCTATGAGAAAGAACTCAGAGGTCTGGAAATTCTAAGAGATAATGATGCAATCAGTGAAGAAGAATACTTAAAGACAAAACTAGCACTACACAAAGAATACGAAAACGAAATCTTCGATCTGCAGAAGAGGCAGATGGAAGAAAAGTTAAGAATGAATGGTGTTGTCAATGATGAAATTATCAGAATGACAATAGACCAAATGGAACAGGTTAAAATGATCCAGCAAGGTGGCATTCAAGGTATTCAAGGTGTATTAGGTGCAATGTCAAATGTATTTGGTGCAATGGGCACACAAAATAAGAAAGCATTTGAAGCACACAAGGCATTGGCTATTGCACAGGCACTGATATCTACATACCAAGCGGCGGCAATGGCACTTGCATCTGCACCTTGGCCATTTAGTTTGATATTAGTTGCAGGAGCAGTAGCGGCAGGTCTTGCACAAGTAAATGCAATTAGAAGCCAACAGTATTCAGGTAGACAACTTGGTGGACCTGTTATGGGCGGTGAAGGTTACATAGTTGGTGAAGCTGGACCCGAGCTATTTGTACCACAAACAACAGGCACTATTGTACCTAATAGGTCATTAGGCAGTGGTGGTGATGTTAATGTTAACTTCCAGATTGTTGCAAATGATACACAGGGCTTTGATGAGTTACTTTACAATAGAAGAGGTTTAATAACACAA